CGGTGGTTTCGATTAACCTCGATACCTCATAATAGAAAGGAGACTAAAATGTCTAAGATATTTACAAAACCATTTAGGCCCCTTGATTGGGCCGCTACTCCGAAGGATTTTACTACTGTTGGTGGAGTGCATCAACTTCAACTTGGTCCTTACACTAACGAATCTACTCAGCGTTTCGTTTATGGCACAAGATTTCTTTCTTGGGATGGTCGAGTATTTAAGTATGCTTTGGCTGGTTCTGAGCTTGAATCTTATCATGGCTGTCGAGGTATGCTTGATGCCGCGTTAGGGTACACAGTTGCCCCCGCGTCTCACTCGGCTGGTTCCCGTCTGGTAACGATTACGCTTGGTTCTCGTGCTGAAGATGATTTGGCTGGCGGTCAGCTTTTGTTGTACGACCTCGGCGATTTCGACACAAGTTTTGTGAGAGGTATTATTGGGAATACTAAGTCTGATACTACTGTTGACTTATATTTGGATTTCCCGATACATCAACCTGTTGTAGGTGGTACGGATTATATGGAAGTTTTTGAGAATCCGTATTTTTCCGTTGCAGAAACTACCGACCATTATTCAGCATGGCTTGGTGTTCCCTGTGTAAGCTGTGCCACTGCCAAGAATGTCTGGATTCAGACTTGGGGGCCGGCGATAATTTCGCCGGTTAACGCAACCCTTGATGACCCTCTGGAGGATGAGAGAACTGTGTTTTGGGCTGGGAATGGAGGTATAGGCGAAGAGGCCCATACTGGTATTACTACTGCTAACCAATACGCAGGATACCTTCTTGATTATGGTACTGCAGCTCTTCCAGGCCCGCGAATTATGTTGATGTGCAGCACGTAAGTTTTTAACAGGTGGGGGGCTTCGGCCCCCTACTATTTTTATTTTAAGGAAAGAATTATGAAAGTTGACCCAAAAACAATGAAACCAATGCCTCCCAAAAAAGGGGACAAAAAAGAAGATAAGAAAAAATGATGTTTCCTTCGGCACAGATGGGATTAGTTAGTCCAAATCCTCAATGTCCTAAATGTAAATCGTACCTCGTCTTTCCTCGTATGAAAGATGGGGTATGGTTTCGCAAGTGTAGAGATTGTGGACACAAATTGATGCCGAAGCGTAGTTGGCTTTCGAGGTTCATGTTTTGGAAATCTTGAAACGTGCAAAATCTGGCGGCGAAGTAGTTTCTTGGAATCAGGATGTCCGAGAGGAGGCTCTTCGCCGAAATGTTAAAGCAGGTTACTGTAATAGCGATAGTAGCCGTATAAGTTCGGGCCGGATTATAATGAAGCCCACAACCCCACGGTACAGAAAGAATTACAGAAGAATATTTGGACACGATTAAGGAGATTAAATTATGGCTTCAGCAGGAATGGCATTCTGGGGATTCGTATGGTATATAACCCACAATCCTCACAAAGAAATTGGTGATATGACTATGGATGACATAGACAATATGGCGGATTTGTATTATGTGAATAATGAAACCGCCATCGGTGAAATCAAAACTTACGGTGATATTCACGAAACCAATACGGCGACAGCATTCACTGGCGCCTATTACCCCGATTTACCTCGTAGTGGGGACGCTGCTGGTATCGCAGCAACGACTTCGCCAGCAGCAATAGACCAAGCAGAATATCCTGAAACACACAGAGGCAGTTAAGGAGATAAATTATGGCAGTAGAATTAGATGCTTCAAATACAGGCGTATTGAAAAATTTGTCTCAGGATTTACCACTTGGTGCTACGAGGCATTATCTCAATGGTACGGACGATGATTCAGCAGCAGCTAAAATAATAGTGGATGCGCCTGGTGCTGGCAGGAGATTGATTGTTACTCATCTTAGTATAAATGTGGCTGCACATCAGGCTATTTCGCTTAATAATGGCGCTGCAACGGTACTAATAGGACCAATACAATTAGAGAGTACGGCATTGGGTTCGAGTTGGCAAAAGGATTTCAAATGGGGACTTGAACTTTCGGCCAATACTGCGATGTACGTCCTCTCTGATACCGATGCTTTATTCCACATTTATGTTGAATATATTGATGCACCAGCATAAGGAGACATTATGCCAGAAGTTGAATCAGAATGTATCTTTCATACGAGGGCAGACCAGGTACAGTTTCACACCCAGACCAACGGTGACACTATTCGCATAAAGAACCTAAGATTGACCCAAGCACAAGCTACGAGTTTTGCCTGGTTGGTAAATGCCGATGATACTGCTGAGTTGGAGTTTCAGGTTAAGATAAAGGAGACGTAATGGCTCTCAGTGTGACTAAAATCTGCAATCTGAGCCTGTCCGACATTGGCTCCAAGCGGATAAACAACTTTGAGACGGATAGTTCAGAGCAAGCAATTAAATGCCGTCTCCATTACGAGCCAACGAGAGATGCTCTTTTGCGTTCCTTCTATTGGCCGTTTTCCGCTGACAGGTCAACTCTGGCCCAGGATGTCACCGACCCTGACTTTGAGTGGGACAACCAGTTCATACTACCTAATAACTTTCTATATTTAAGGTCTGTCTTTGAGGAAAACAACGAACCAGGCAGAAACTCAAGGCGTTCCCATGCCATTGAAGGCCAGAGGTTTCTGACAAACGATTCTACTGCGAAGATAAGATACACCAAGAGAGTCACGGATGTCACTGAGTTTGACCCTTTGTTTGTGCAGGTGCTTGTCTTGCAACTGGACTTAAAACTCATTACTGGCTTGGCGAAAACCGACCCAAAGCTAAAAGAAAGCATTAAAGACGACCTTAAACTTTTAATGCCTTCAGTTAGAGCTATAAGCAGACAAGAAGCGAATCTGTCAGGTAGGGAGTCTAAGTTTACCTGGGTTGATGTTAGGGCCACTCGTGGCGGCAGGATAGATTCAAGACTTGGAAGTGCGTAATGGCAAACGAAGTCAAATTTGGTTTTATGTCGGGCGAGACATTGACTTTTAGTGCGTTTCAGCCTGATGGAAATGCCAGAGGCGCTGCCGACCAGAATTTGCCGGAGATAGGTGCAACAGGTTACTATACGGCCACACCATCAACAGCCTTAGTTGCTGGTGATGTTGTAGTTGTTGATGATGGTGCGAAAAAGGTTGGATTTGGCGAATATCGGACGGAAGTTGATTGTGTTCTTATCGAAGGCGATGATTTTACAGATACCCTAATTGGCGCGGATGGCGATACGCTCGAATCATTGTCTGACCAATTAGATTCTTTACTTATCGAATCAAATAAAGTTCATAATATTTATGGGTTTGGGAGGTAATGGCGAATATTCCCGTAATATCTCTGAACGCCGGCAAGTTGACACCATTAATAGATGTCCGTTCTGATACAGAGAAGTATTCCTCCGGCTGTAGAATTCTTGAGAATATGATACCATTGATTTACGGGCCGGTAACGAGGCGGCCAGGCACGAAGTATCTTGCCAACGTGGATGATGACGATGTAAAATCAAGAATGGTGGCATTTATTTATTCTGCTACCATTGCTTACAAGGTAGAGTTTTCAGACCAGATTATCAATGTATATTTCGGTGATTCCGCCGTTGATACCGATATAGCCTCTCCGTATCTTGAGGCCGACTTGTTCCAGTTGCAATTCGAGCAATCGGCGGATGTGATGTGGATTATCCATCCCTCTTATCGACCAAGGAAATTCTCAAGGGTTTCGGCTACTGAGTTTTCACTCGATGCTATCCCTTTTGAGAAAGGCCCGTTCATCGAGAGAAACGATATCGCCGAGGATGATGATGTGACAATTAAGGCTACGGGATACACGGTAGGTACGGCAACGGCGGGTGTGGATGGCGTTGGTAGTTTTACGATAGAAAGTGCCACATCTTTATCTTCTTTATTTCCTGCAAACGCAAGGTTTTATGTCACTGGTTCTACCGGCAACGATGGTGCTTTTACCGTAAGTGCTACCAATGATACGACTTATGTTGGGACTACACAAACCATATATGCCAACGAAGAAATAGATGATGGTACGGATGATGGTGAAATAATGGTGACTGGTGGTACGGTCACTCTTACTGCTTCTGCTGCGACATTTGTCACAGGCGCTTCGGGTCATATTGATGCTCTGTTTAAGTTGACGCATAAAAGAGAAAAGACAATTACAAAGGGTACGGCAACTGGAACTGGTATTGTAGGTGAGGCAATAGACGTTCAAGGAAGTTGGACATTTACGACACATGGAAATTGGGACGCTACAGTAGAAATACAAAGGATGGAGGATGGTGTTAATTGGGAGACATTCAGGAGTTACGTATCGGTAATAATTGGTGGTAGTGGCACGCGAAATGTCCAGAAAAGCGATGATGAGCGAGGTTTCAAAAATTATTATAAGCGAAAGCGTATAGAAGCCCGCCCTATTGGAGAAGGAACTCGAAATATAGTAAGAACAGACATTGAAGAGGACAATAATGTTCAATATAGAATATACATAACTGATTGGGGAAGTGGCGAACTAAATGCCGACCTTATAGTAAATGAAAGCACTCAATCCAGTATCTTCAAAATAACTGCTGTTGCTTCGACAGTTTCCGCGACTGCTACTGCTATAGCGGCGGCTCCGGAAAATACAGTTACTAAGAGATGGGCGGAAGGTTCTTGGTCTTACGTTAGGGGCTGGCCTTCTGCGGTTACATTCTTTGGAGAGCATATTATTTATGGTTTTACCAATTCAGACCAGCAGGATATATGGCTAAGTCGAACAGGTAGATTTGAGAATTTCACCTCT